ACCATTACTCAAGGCATAAGGGGATTCAAGACCCTTGGAGATGTAGTCACAGACATAGGCGATATGATAGCCAATATGATTATCAAGCAGACTATTGCTAAACCTATTGCTACAGGTATCTCTAACATTATCGGAGACATGGATTTCGGGTTCTCTCATTCTGGCGGCATTGTCGGCAAAGATACTCCAACAAGAGTTAGAAAGTTCCACGGTGGAGGCATAGCAGGTGATGAAGTGCCAGCAATTCTCCAGAAGGGTGAGATGGTACTAACCAGAGAACAGCAGAAGGCAGTAGGCAATCAGGTAGCAAATATCACCTTTAATGTTCAAGCATTTGACAGCAGATCATTCCAACAGGGAATGGTAGAAAATAGATCAATCATTGTTGGAGTCATTCAAGATGCCTTCAATAGAAACGGAAGGGCGGTAGCACTAGCATAATGGCATATCCTACTTCACCAACACCTAGCGGTATCAAGATTACAAGCATCTCTCCAACTCTGGTTTCTGTCTCTCATTCATTGAAGCGACAGGTACGCTCCAGAGGCGGTCAGAGGTGGCTTATTGAATTGACCTATCCACCCCTAACTAGAGCCGATTTCGCTCCCCTATGGGCGTTCTCGAACTCTCAGGACGGGCAATACACAACTTTTGACCTAGCACCACCTGTATATGGCTCTACAAGCGGTTCAGCGAGCGGTACAGCACTCGTTGACAACGCATCTGGATACTCGGCTGGAGATTCCACAATCGCTGTAGATGGCTTTACAGGAACACTCAAGGCTGGTGATTTCATTAAGTTTGCAAGTCACGACAAGATATATCAGCTTACGGCAGATGCCACAACCAGCATGACTATTCACCCTAATCTGGTGGCTAGTATTGCAGACGATGAAGTAATAACTTATGACAGTGTTCAGTTTACGGTTGCATTTGCTGACGATAAGCAAGATATGTCGGCAGGGGCAGATGGATTTGTTAGCTATAAGGCTTCATTTGTTGAGGTGGTCTGATGGATAGAGGTTCTACAAATGCGTTTCAGACCGAGGTTGTTAAGTCGGCAAATAAACCGATTCATCTCCTCTCTGTGCATTTTGATAGTCCTACTGGAACTATTTATATGAACGATGGTTATAAGGATATCGTTTATAGTGGCAATACCTATTCAGCAGTCGGTGACTTTCTAGGCTTCTCTGATATTGAGGAAACAGCACAGGTTATCGTTTCTACAGTAACTATTTCCCTTTCTGGCGTAGAGCAGACATGGATCAATCATGTTCTAGCAGAGGATTACATAGATCGTACTGTAAAGATATATACAGCTTTCTTGGATGCTTCTGATGCTTTGATTGCCGACCCTGTTCTGGTCTTTGATGGAAGAATGGATCAGCCTATTATTGCTGAGAATCCAGATAACGGTCAGGCTTCCGTATCAGTAAGAGCCACAAATGCTTGGGTAGATTTTACTCGCAAGACAGGCAGACACACCAACCATGAGGAGCAACAGGTTTGGTTCTCTGGCGACAAAGGCTTTGAGTTCGCTTCTGAGATCGTAACTGATATCAAGTGGGGTAGAGCATGAACCCTGCAATGGAGCAAAAGTTCACAGCATATCTACAGGATCAGATGGGGAAACCATTTGAGTGGGGAGTTAATGATTGCAATACCTTCGTGCTAAACCTTCTGGATCATATGCTAGATACCGACCTTGCCAAACAGGTTGTAGGTCAATATCACGATGAGAGATCAGCCTATCGTTTTGCAAAGAAGATCGGTTTTCTCAAGGATTACATTAAGGATTATGTAGTACCAGTTGAGAGAAATCATGCTCAAACAGGGGATATTATTCTCTATACCGATAAGGCTTGGGATGCAGGTCATATCTGTATAGGCAATAAAACTATTGCTCCAGACAGAGAGTTAGGTGTAACCCATCTTGAGATGCCTGATGGTGATGTTTATAGGTGGTCACAATGCTAGGTCATTGGCATACTGGATATACAAAGCCACCATTCAAAGAAGCACCAGTTGTTGCCGCAGTAGCGGGAGCAGTAGCATCTAATGCTGTTGGAACATATCTAACAACTACTGTTGGGGGTTTTTGGGCGGGAACTATTGCTGGAATTTCTTATGGAGCAGTAGCAGGGGCAGTAGCAGGAGCAGTTGTCTCTGGAGTAGTTGGTCAAGCATTAGCAGATGAGCCAGAACAACCTGATTTCGGTAGTAATTCTGTTGTCAAAGGATTATTACTTAATAAACAGGCAAATGATGCCGCTATTCCTGTTATCTACGGAAGCAGAAGGATTGGCGGAACAAGGGTACTGCTGGAAACTACAGGAACGGATAACGAATACCTTCATATTGTATTAGCCTTCTCTGAGGGCGAGATTGATTCTATTGAAAATATCTATCTGAATAATGTCGTATCTACAGATAGTCGCTTTACTGGCTTTTTGGACACCTATACTCACACTGGAGCAGACGATCAATCGGCAGATAGTAATCTGGTCTCCAATGTAACTGATTGGACAACTGATCATAGACTGCGTGGTACTGGCTATCTCTATGCAAGACTGAAATACGATCAAGATGCCTATCCATCTGGTGTGCCTACAATCACTGTAGATGTGAAAGGACAGAAAGTCTATGATCCCAGAGACAGCAGTACAGCATGGAGTGAGAACCCTGCTCTCTGCATTAGAGATTATCTAACCAACACCCGATATGGAAGGGGTATTGATTCAAGCCTAATTGATGATACAACCTTTAATAGTGCCGCTAATTACTGTGAAGAAAATGTAACTATTGGGGGAGCAACCAAAGATAGATATACCTGTAATGGAGTAGTAAATACTCAGAACGGATCAATGGAAGTTCTAAAGAAGATGCTGACAGCATGTAGAGGCTTCCTGATCTTCTCTGGTGGTAAGTATAAGCTGATTATTGATAAGACCGAGACAGCCTCGTTCACCTTCTCTAAGGATAACATTGTTGGTGGCTGGACTATCGCACTTGGATCAAAGAATACTCAGTTCAATAGAATCAGAGCTAACTTCTTCAATCCATCAAGGGATTGGCAACCAGATATAGCAGTAATTGATTCCTCAACTCTCCGCACTCAGGACAATGGGCTACTGTTAGAAAAAACCATTGATCTACCCTTCACAAACGATATTGATCGGGCGAAGATGATTACCACTATCAATCTCAATCAATCCAGACAGCAGATTACTTGTGAATTTACAGCCACTATTGAAGGATTGAGAGCAGAAGTTGGTGATGTAGTTTATGTCAAACACGCAACACCTGGGTGGGATACGCTTAACTCCAATCAGGGTAAGCTATTCAGAGTTATTGGGATCAAGCTAAAGAATACAGATGAGGTCTCAGTATCTTGTCTGGAATATGATGCGACTGCTTATAACTTCGGCACGATTTCCGCCAGTGATTCAGCACCCAACACCAATCTGCCAGACATGACAACCGCTGTTGCCCCTACAGGTCTTGCTATAGCCGAAAGTCTGTATACGACCACCAATGGATCAGGCGTTAAAGTCAAGGGAACTGTGTCATGGACTGCCTCTGCGGATGTATTTGTCAAGGAATACATTGTTGAGTACAAACTAAATGCCGACAGCACATGGATATTTGAGACCACAACCAGAAGAACCACTGCTGATATTCTTGATCTTGCACCCGGTGACTATGATGTAAGGGTCAAGGCTGTTAATACTGTGGGCGTTTCTTCATCCTACACAACTATCACCAGCCAGACTATACAAGGATTAACTGCTAATCCTGCTGACATAACGGGTCTTTCAGTAGTTGCTCTGAACGATCAGGCTCATATCTCTTGGGATTTGGCATCTGATCTTGATGTCAAGCATGGCGGAAAGATTAGATTTCGTCACTCTAATGTTACAGACGGAACAGCTACTTGGGCTTCATCTACAGATATTGGATCTGCTGTTGCAGGACACAATACTGATACGGTGCTACCGTTGTTGGCTGGAACTTATATGGCAAGAGCGGTTGATTCGACAGGAAACGAATCATTGACTGAAGCTAGCCATGTAATTACCACTGTCCCCAATATTACAAAAATGAATCGGATTTTGACTGTTACAGAAAACCCGTCTTTTACAGGAACGAAAACAGGGCTAGATACAGTAGACAACATTTTGAAGTTTGAGTCCACGGACTTAATAGATGACAGAACTGCAAATATAGACACTTGGACATTCTTTGATTCTAACTCTGGAGTGGATACAACAGGCGTTTATGAGTTCGATGGAGCTGACCTTGGAAGCATATTAACAAGTAGGGTGACTCACGCCATATCATTCACAACGTTTGAAGTTGGGGATTACATCGATAGCCGAACAAGCCTAATAGATACATGGACAGACTTTGATAATCCTCCTGCTGATCTGAATCTTGATCTCTATGTATCTACCACAAATGATGCTGTAGCTGGTTCGCCTACATGGAGCGCATGGAGCAAATTCAAAACAGGTGACTTCACTTGCAGGGGATACAAATTCAAACTGACGGCATCAAGTGCAGACAGTGACCACCAGTTTAATTTATCAGAATTATCTGTTGATATTGATATGCCTGATAGAGTACAGGGCGCAAAAGACATAACGAGCGGAGCGGGGGTTAAATCGATTGTTTATTCTGACTCATTTTATGACTCTAATCCATCGGTCGGCATTACTGCCAATGATATGGCAAGCGGAGATTATTTTACTGTTGCCAATAAAAGTGCGACAGGATTTGATGTGACGTTCTATAATTCGAGTGATACAGCAGTTAGTAAATCATTCAACTGGCAAGCAAGAGGTTATTAGTTTTACAACGATAAAGAGGTTAAAATAAAGTTATGGCTGAACATGATTATGCAATTGCAAACGACACAGGGGCGAATGTCAGATCGGATATTAACAATGTTCTGTCTGCTATCGTATCTCAGAATAGTAAGGCAACAGAGCCTTCAACAACTTATGCCTA